AAAATTAGATGCTGCCCAATGAGCACGCATGGATTCACTGTCTTTTCTTGTTTTAAGCCACGCTCGATATTGCAATAACTCGAATTTTACAAGCTTAACATTTTCGTATGATGCATATATTTCAGCGATAGCACTGCAATAGGGTCGCCAAAACATTGGATTGTCAAAGGCAGTTGAATAATCATCAAGCGAATCGTAGTAAATCAATGGTACAACATCCTCACCCGTTTCTGATTCATTCAGTAGATGCCCAACTGCTTCATCAAACATATCGACAACGCCTTCGCGATATTCAATGCATAGACTTATATTTTTAATGACATCCGCTGGCACCTTTCTTGCCCCAGATTCCCAGTTGCGCCATGCTCTTTCAGAAGCCCCGCCTGACAAAATTGATGTTTCTGCGACGGAAAAAAAAAGGAAGCGGCGAGCCGCCTCCAGTTCGATGTTATTCATATTATAATCCTTGCTCAAAAAACTTGAATTGTTTTCCAGAAATAAACGTCACGTCACTGATGTGATGGCCAAGTATTTCACCATCAAAATTACCTGTTTTAGGGTTGTAATCGTGAGCGGCTTGGGGCTGGCTCATATCCGCAAAATTGCTAATACGTGGTGCCCAATGTTTTCTTGAAACTTGAATACGCGCATCGTTTGGGACAAGGTTCATATCTGTTGTCGTTATAACATAGCGTTTTTTTGAAGCGGACTCCAAAATACACCCAGCGTCAATCAACGCGTCCTTTGTTGCTCTGTTTGATTCTTTTTTAATTTGGAAAGTTACTTCACTCATAATAATCACCTCTTTTGTGTTTTGGCAGACCTAGTGTCTCGTCTCGCCATGGGTGAATGCTGTTCCTTTTTCGGAACACCGTCAAGATTTATTTTGCAGTTGTTTTTTTAGCAGGGATTCTATCGTTTCAAAACCGCCGATAAAATCCCTGCAATGCCAGCAGGTGCAGGCGCAGCCCCACCTGCTGCATCAGTAAAGGGGTCTGACCCATTTTACATATTTACGCGCAACCTTTCGGTTACGCCAAAGTTCGTTTCGCCACCAAGCTATCTTTTTGCTTTGAACCAGCCGATGACCCAAAGCTGAACCCAACTAAGTCCTGGCGTTCCTTCAGCAACGATTGAATCACCATTCCAATCATTGTACCAAGTGCCTGAGCAGCAGCAGCATACTCAGCAGGTACAAAAACCATGATTGCCGCATTGATTGCCAGCAACGCAAAAATAAACGGCAAATTCATTGTCATAATCTGCTTCGCCATATCTTTCTGCATATCGTTATTGTGCTTGAACATATCCCGCGCATCTGCCCTGTCCTTTATTCGCATTTCTTCAGCAACATGACTATCAGACATCAACGCCTTCTTGAACTCAAGCTGCAATTCAGGACTGCCTTCAATAGCAGCCATTGCTTCATCACCTTTTTTACCAGTTACCGATTCAGCTAAATTCGATGCAATCTCAATTGCCTTATCAGCCTTTGAACCACCACCTGTAAACATACCAACAATTTCAGGCGCATAACTAGCCACCAATCCCAATATTCCTAACATTACGCTTCTCCTTTCCTTCGTCTGCATTGGTTTTTTTCAGTCATTTCAACCAACAGTAAAGGGGTCTGACCCATTTTACACAAATGTTCATCTCAACGCTCCTACATTTCAAACAATAATCTAAACGACACTGCAAAGACTGTGATAGCTGCGAACATAATCAAACAAGCGTAAAATAAGTAGTTTTTCATTGTTTTTCGTCCTGCTTGAATAGCTCTCGAATCATAGCTAAACGCTGCTTTCCAAAACCTGCGCCTGTGCTTGTTTCCCACCACCCTTCTTTTGATTGCGTTTCTGTCTCATCAATACCGCGTAGGATTTCTTCTATTTCTTGAAGTCGTTTCATTGTGCAAAGGCTCCTATTAAAGCATCGGGTGTGTATGTGTACGTTGTGCCATCTGGCAGTGTGATAGTTTTTGGCTTCTGGTCGCGTATTGAATCATAGACTGCACGATTAGCTTTTGACATCGCTTTGAGTAAGTCACCGTTCATAGCTGCTTCTGCAAGGATGGTGATGGTTGTAAGCGTCTTGATGTCTGCAAGCTGTGAAGCTGATGCGCGCACTAGTGCAAGGGTGTCTGATAACTTGCGTACTGTAGGTGTTTTAGTGATGTTTACACCCACGGCAATAGGCGGAGTTGATTCATCGTATATAACATACTCTGGAAACTTAGCCTCCACTTCTGCCATGAAAGCCTTGCTGTCAATAGTGTGTGTGATTAAGTCTCTCATCCTAGCCCCTGTATCTCAGCATCTGTCAACCGCTTGTCGTATGTTGCAAAGGATTGTGTTGAGTCGTTTAAGAACTCTACTGCGCCGCTCGTTGAGCCAATATAAATTGGAGTAGTAGGCTGTAACAACCCAGTCGCAGTTGACGTGGCAACAACAACGCCGTCAATCAGTAGCTCATGCAAGCCGCTTCCACTGGTGCGTATTGCGTAGGTGTGTGTGGCTGTATCAATCCCTGCTGCATTTCCTAAAGCGACCGCGCCTAACCACCATTGGACATTCCCGTTTGGCATACGGCGGAGAAGTGTATGCATTGGCGAGCTTCTAAATGCAGTATGAGTTACACCATCATTAGGCAAAGCCCCTTTCCATACAAACGTAGCCCCGTTTGCCAGCGTCGGGATGTTAGCATTTGCTGTATAACATATATCAGCGGCGCGGGTAGCTCCTGCTGCCCCTGGTGATGTTGCACGTGCTTTGTTTAGCTCAACTTGTGTCCAGTCAACTACGCAGGAGCCTGTTAGTGTTTGGTCAGATGCACTGTTTAGCGTTGCCCTTGCCGCTGGGTAAACAATAATATCCAGCCGTGTTCCTGCTCCGTTATTGGTAATGGGTGCTTTAACTATCCAGAAGTCACCACGTGATTCAACGACAACAGACGCGGGAGTACTTGCGCTTAACTGCCCTGTCACTGTGTCAATGTACGCCGTCACGGTTACAGAAGCACCAACCCGTATCTGAAATTGAATACGTGGGATGTATGCAGCGGAGCTCTTTTTAACGGCAATGCTCTGCCAGTGCGTGTTTGTATCAGCAGTGATTGTAATGATAGAAGCCGCACGCGATGCTATTGAGCTTGCGCTAGTGTCAGCGATAGTAACCGCCTTATTTGCCACTCCATCAATGCCAACTTGGTCGGCTACTATGGTTGTACCTGCATTCCACGAAATATACCCAGCAGCCGTTCGCCAGTTAGCAGGATTCGCGGAGTTCGTACTAGCCTGCTCAATCAACAATCCACCGTCCTGCTGCCTTGGAGCATGAGGGGCATACGATACAAGCAATCCGTTCGAGTCAAACGCTTTCCCGCCTGTTGCACGGGAGAATACTGTTGCCCCTTGCGTTGGTGAACTGTTTACAGGGTCAGTGGTTAGAAGCTTGAACCAAACTGCCAAAGCGGAGGACGTTGCAATGATAGAACTTGCAATAGAACTCGTAATAGAGCTTACGATATTCATTACAAGTTGGCAACGTTTGAAACAGACACTGCTACAGCTGCAATAGTATCGCCTTTCACAATTTTATACCTGCCGAACGAGTTTATGTTTACAACATTCTTCGTTGCAGATAGTTCAATCGGTGTGCCAGTGCTTGAATCAAGTGCGGGTGCGTATGTTAAACCATCATCACTGCTCACTTCCACAGCCACAATCTCCACATTTGCAAGTCCGTTTGCGACTAGCGTCACTGGTGGGGTTAAGACTTTAGTAGTATCAGTCAGTTTTACTGATGATAAACCGAATCCTGAGCTGGTTAAGTTCATCAATACCGATGCTGTCGTTGTTTGCGCTGAAATAATGTTCATTTATATTCTCCTGTTTTCGATATATTTTTACTAGCAATAAAGGGGTCTGACCCATTTTACAATATCAAGACTCTTTGATCACAACACGACTTTTAAACCAGCCGTAAACAAATGCTTCATCTTTTGCTCTGCGCTCTGACAGCTCGATATAAAATGCGCCCTGCATGCAGTTCAACATTTTCACAAGCACGCTTTCCTCGCGCACAGCTAGATATGATTTTAATGCTGATATGGTGACATTGCCAATCAGCCCGTCGACTTCAACATCATCATACAGTGTGCCGATTGAGTTGAGCGCATTGAGTGAGCGTTGCAAAAACAGGATGGCACGCCGTGTGCCCATATTCACACCCGTATCAACTACCTCCGAAGCAACAGCTTCAGATAAAGCCACCAGCGCATCACCCATCACTGCATGCCAATATTCCTTGGCATAAATCTCGAAAGCAACCGCTTTGGACATCTCAAGCATTGCGCCATTATAACCATTCGCACGCGCTGCTTCTTTAGTAATACCAAAATTTGTCTCGCCACCAGAATCGTTCACATCATTCACATAACCGCCTTCAATTTGGATGATATGATTGATAATATTTTCTTTTAATTTGGACATTATTTCCCCCTAAAATTTGAAATCACTGATTCTGCCGCGTCAAATGCGGCATCGATTAGTTTTGGTGTGCGCACTTTTATTTCGTCAACAATCAGCGCTAGCACTTCAAGCGTGATAATTGCCATACTTGCCGCTGCCAGTGCTTGCCACATCGTTTCGTTCGGTATAACAATATCATCTATCAGCTCATAAAAAGCACCTGCAGAGATAAACAGCATGCCCCCTGCCACTGCCCAGTGACCGATTGTCATGCGGACTTCCGATCTCCATCGATAATAAAAACCAAAGGCGATCGATAGCAGACCCGACAAAATCCCCCCCGGCAAACCAATGCCAAATATATTTATCATGCATTCCCCTGTCTCGACATCATTTCCTCGTCGTTCGTGTTGTGTCATAGTCCCAGTGCCTCTTCTTACTGACCCGCTTCACCACTGATTGATTCGATGTTGTTTATTTTACCCGTAAAAATCCCTTTTAAAATTTGATTGCTTGAATGTCGGCAATAGCCGTAGCCGATGTTAAATCAATCGCAGCCAGTGCAGCTTTAGCCTGAAGCTTGCGCGTAAATAATGAGGATTCGTGGTCGCTAAATGCCTTATTCAAGCCATTCAGCCATGTCTTCGTAGCTGGATGTGCTACGTTCGCAGCATCTACCCATACAAACCCTGCTGGCAATACCCATGCGTTCGCAAGTGCAGTCAATACTTTAACAAGTGACTGAACTGATTTTTCATCTGATTGAAACATTGCATTTTTGTAAGTCACACCTGCGTTCAGTGCTGTTTGATAAGCTGTTTCGATTTCTTGCTTTTTAATGCAGTGTAATTTTACAGCATCAAGCACCCATGCTTTTTTCGCGGCATTCCATGAGCTGTTAGCCGTGGGTGCTGTTGTAGTGAGTGCGGCAGGCAATGCGCCAAGTTTATCATGCAGAGACTCATCACCTGTGGCAGTACCATAAACTTTGCCGCGATGGTCTTCGACCTGTGACCAGGTTTCAGCCGCTTCATCAAACACTGCCACTTTACCCACGGCAATCGTTGCAGGCGGCGCAATCAATGTCGCAAATGCGGGCAGTAATGGTTTATTTTCAAGTGGGTCTAAATCGGCAATATCAGAGCTGATTGCTTCATTTGTTTGTGGGTCAAAATGATACATTGGAACATCTGGTTTTGGTGCAGCTTTTTTGATTGTAGGTGTAGACATCTGTATGCTCCTTAATATTTAATTAGAAATCGCACTGCTAAGTTGCGCGGACGTGTTTCTGTGCCGCCTGTAGCTATTGTTGTCGGCGAATTATCAGCCATCTGATTTGTTGAATTCGCGAGCCAGTTGTACCAAGGAGTTTGAGTGCCTGGTGTGATTAGCGCGTATCCATGAACATCGTGGGCATGTGACTTAAACGCATCAACCTGCCAGCTACCCAAAACACGTCCTGCATCAACACCACGCGCATCATCCAAACCGCGCAAGAACTCACCGCGTGAATCGGGCAGGTTAAATGTAGTAGAGCCATCCCCTACACCATACGTTGTGCCAATCTCTGCAAACAACGCTGCGTATGCTGCGCGGCTCACCACCGCGCCATTGGCTTTCAAAAAACCTGCGTGTACTGTGCCGCCGAAAAATGGTATAGCTGCACCTACTGGGACTCCACCCATAGCAGTCCCAGCCGCTCCTTGAGCCGCAATCATCATATCAATCGCTACTTTAACTTGTGTATTATCCAGCGAATCCAGCGTTAAACCTGCCTGTTCAACAATGTATACAAGCTCACCCTGCATAGCATTCAGCCACTCTTGTGTAACTTCTGTTGCGGGTACCCCTGTTGCTGGGTCTCCTCTGGTAAATGTATTTTGAGCGGTTGCTCCCGCCCCTGCAATTTTTTGCATGCCTTATCCTCCATATCCGTAAATAACGTGTGTGTGTGCTGGTTTATCTTCGTTTACGGCGCATTCGAGCAAGGTATTACCCCAACTTGCCAAGGCTTCATTTGTGCCTGATCCAACCGTAAATGTGCGAACTGTTTGTGCGGGCGCATTGACTTGCCAAGTGTGAATCCAATCGCTGCCATTGCTGATGGCATCAGATGCGAGTGAACCAACCATAAATGGGCGAAATTCTGTGATGGTGACTGTGAACCCAAGCTTGGCAGCCAGGTCAATAAAATATTGGCGAGATTGGCCACCACGTTCCGTTAATTTGGTATGAGCTGCATCACGGCGTTCGCCCAACGATATTGCCAATGGTGCGCAGGCGCTTGGCAAGCCGAGCTCAGTCTCCCAGTCATTTAATAATTCAGATGCACTGCGCGGATCAAGCTCACGCAATAAATCATCCACGCGACCATCCACTCGTGCCAGCTCGGCAGACATAGCATCGAGCAGGCTCCACAACTGTGAACCCTCAGAGACATCCAGCACATCCGACGGTGGCAGTAGTGCCATCAATTGCTGGCGATAATCAGTGTTACTTAAAGCCATGTAATAACTCCAAGCGTGGCGATCTTGCCTGTGGTATTGGTCACATCCGCAGCTGGGACAGAAAGCACATGATTGGTTTCACCCGCTGCAATCGAAATAGCTTCGCGGATATGGGAGATAAGAATCGTGCCGCCAGGTATAGCTTCGCGGGAAATTAAATCGTTCAACTCTGCCGTAACCGCAGCATGTGTCGCAGCATCATTGGGTGTGAGCGCAACGGTCATGTCTATCGGTGCCGCCACAGGAGCCACCACGGTTAAATCAGCCGTCACAGGTCGAACCGCATCGATATATGCCTGCACCACACCTACCTTGGCAGCATCTGGAATTAGGCTTATTGGATCATTATCAACAACAAAACGCACACTGACTGTGCCAATGCCCAATTCCTGCGGATATACCCAAGCGCGGGTGACACCAGCCACCTGCAAAGCCCAGGTGATATAATCATTGCTACTGCCTCCATGTGCTGCTGCACGAATGCGCGATAAAATACGCACTCGATAATCTCCATCGAGTTCCAGATCTGCGCCGTTGGTAATGCCTGCCGCATCCACAGAAACTGAACTATCCACACCCACAATTGGCGAAGCCAGCGACAACGCGCTTGATGATGTGGTATTGCCATTGATGCCAGCCACCACGGCTGTTACAGCTACACTGGCAACACCTGCGGCAATGCTGGTAATCGCATCCGTGGTGAATTGCACACCATCTCCACGTTGAAGAAGACTGCCGATTGCGATATTGCTGCCATCCGTACCTGTAAATGTAACATGGCCCTTGGCTGCCACTGCCTGCTTGCGATTCACACCCCATACTGAACCATGCCGATCAAGCATGTCTACATCAGCAGTATCAACGAGAATCTGCTTGGAAATCCATTCAAGATAGCCGTACAAGCCGTGTGTTCCGCCCGCCTGAATCCGAGCCAACACACCCAAAAGCGTGCGGCGCAAGGTTGGATCGGCACCAGGTAAACGTGCGCTAATATCCGATTGTGCGCGGCTCAATAATGTTTGCAGATCAGGTCTTGATAACGCCATTATGCCACTCTCCAAAGCTGTTTAAATTGATATGTCAGATTTTTCCCTGACGGTTTGCTAATGATTGTTTCAAGTGATAAAAAACCCTTGCGTAGCCATGTCGCGTTCACATCCACCGATGCCGCCACGCCATCATCGATGAGCCATTGCAATGATTCTTGCGCATATTCACGGGCCCGATTGAGCACAGCAGGCGTTTGTTTTTCGCGTGATAAAAGCCACAAGCGCGAACCAAAACGATCATCTTGCAACTCGCTATAAGCATCCGCCCAAAAGCCACGGCGATCATCACCACCATCGGGCAACACATCATTTTTGTTGGCGCGAGCATGGGTAAAAAGAGAAAGCATCACTGCTGTTTTAAGCCCGCCATCCACCAGCATGTCGCTGCCATCCAATGCCACATCGGCTTTGACGGTGACTGGGTCAAAAATCAGTGCCATATCGGTCATTGCGGCACTCCTGTCGTGCCGCCGCTATCACCTGTATGAGTGTGGCTTGAAAAATCAATGCCGCCAATATTCAACGAACCGCTAACAACGCCGTTGCCGCTGGTAGTCATATTGCCGCTGGTAGTCATATTGCCGTTGATTGCCATATTGCCATTGATTGCCATATCGCCGTTGATAGTCATATCGCCGTTGTGCGTGGTGCCTAGTGCTGATTCAATCACAATACCTGATCGCGTTAATTTCACGGCTTGCCCAAGATCATCATACAAAGCCACCTCACCTTGGGATAACTTCAAGCGATAGCGGCGATCATCCACAGCAATGACAATTGGATGCGAGCGATTTGCGCCAACATTAAGAATCAAAGCATCCGATTCAGGATGTGGGTGTGCAGTGAATCCGTATTGCTGGATGCGTTCCACTCCATCCAGTGTTTCATCTGCCAAAGCTGTGAGCTGCAATGTTTGCAGACCGCCTGTATCTTTAATCATCTTGACCACGCCACGCGTGACTAATAAAGCCACGCGACGTTTTAGCTGTGCGAGCATCTTCTCAACTAATCTTATGGCCATGCTGTCACATCCTTTTCAGGCGTTGCCAGCACATCAAATGCACCCTGCGCAACCACACTGATTTCAGTGCGTGTGCCATTCTCATCACGAATAAATGACACGGTAGAAATCAGCATATCAGCATTATCAAGTGGCGGCTGTTGATGTGGATCAGTGATGCTCACTACAGTGTTTTCTTTCCACAATGTAAAATCATCTGCCAGCCAGCCTACAGCGGTGTAGGTCAAAGGCTTGGCTTTCGCGGCGCGGACATTGCGCTCAAACAAGACTTTCTTTTGCAAATCTGTGGCATCATCAGCTTGAATAGTCAGCGGACGATAGCGCAACACGCCTCGATCATGGGCCGTGGCTTTTATTTGTGTGGCTGCTTCACCAGAGAATCCATCAGATTGCGGGGCCTCATGCCTGGCAGTATAATCACTATAGCGATCACGCATCGAAGCCGTGCCTTTGCACGCTAAAATATTCTCTCCAAAAACCAATGCGCCAGCCGAGCGATTTTGGCTTGGTTTGGTAATCACCAAATTCCCCAAGGTATCGGATACAAGTAGCAAGCCGCGATGTGCTGCCAGTGATGACAGCAGCTCAAAACACAATTGCCCTGGCTCAAATGTACGATTGCCAAACACCGCTCCGATATCAACATTTGAAAGTGCTGAAATACCGAACGGTTTGCACACCTGCTGGGCAATTTGCAAAAGTGTTTGCCCTTTAATCTGCGTGGGCACAACCGAACAATCCACCAAGTCACCTGTGGCATCACGACCTGTGATGCTGATGCTGTGGTTTTCTTTGTCATACGACACGCTGCGATCATCAACCGTGCCATTGATGATCGTTTCACCACCGAACTGCACTTGACAGAAATCGCCTTCTTTGATGGAACCCATGCCCGATGATTGACTCCAAGCATCCCATATATCCGTCACACCCAAACTAAATGAGCCTGCAATCTGCTCAATCGAGCGGGTCACGCGCACCGACTGCCAGCCTGTATATTCAACACCATTGACCAAAAGTACCACGTTAGGCATTGAGCACCTCCAGCGGCGTGCCGCCAGAAACAAAGCCCGGATGGTGAATGCGATTGCGGAGAACAATCTCTGATTCACGTTTAGCATCGCCATACACACGCTGTGCAATCACCAAAGCAGGCATGGTGTCAAAAGGTGTGAATTGGCTAATTTGTGGCAACTGTGCAGCACGGCTGGTTAAATCTTTGACGACTGCCGCGCGTAAATCCATCAAGGCAACATACATATCATCAGATGCAGTATCTGCCAAAATATCCAAACGCTCTGCCAAATCATCACGTATGACCGTGGCGGCAGCACTGCTATCAGGCACAACCACGCTGGATGTACGTGCCGCCTCAATCGTGGCGGTTTGTTTGATGAAATCTGTGGTCGCTTGTTGATTGGCAGATTCAACCTTGCGAGCTGGTGTGTTGGTATTTGTTGCTGGCAAAGATGTGCCGAACAATGATAATGCGTTATAAGCGCGTAATGCATCCAAAGGCCCTGCAAACACGCTGGCAATGGTATTGACCGAACTGGATATGCCGCTGGCAAGTGCCAATGGATCACGAACAAGATTATTTGTCGCGCTCTGCAATGCCCCCAAGCTGTCTTGGAAGTCTGTCAGTGCAGATGGTATGCCAGGCATACTTTCCGTGACTTTGTTGATGGCTGATGTTGCCGCATCGATATTCGCAATCGCCGCATCGGCAACCCAGCCTGGCTGCTTGTCCACACTGAAAACATCGACAAAACCCTGATTAACCACTGCAATCGCCGCTGTGGCGTTTTTATCAACTTCTGATGCTGTACTAACCGTAGAATTGGGAAATAAACGTTTTCCAGCCTCAATAAAGCTGATAGTGAAAGTCGCCATGCCACCTGCGGACGTTGATTCACGCAGGCGATACGTCTCCACCTGCACCTGCAAACGACCAAGCCAAGGGTGGACAAGCTCCGCCGCACCAAATTTTTCCAATGCTGCGAGCATGGCATCGCGCCGAGTCATATAATTAGCACCAACAAGAAGCATCTCAAGCGAATGCGTTCGTGCTTTACGCCCTAAATCTTCCGCCCACGGCGTATCACGCCCCGGATATTCATGCTTGGCAACACGGCGACCGCCCTCAGTATCCTGCGATTTTACGCCGAACGCCACGCCACGGAAACTGCCTTTTTGCATTTGATCACGCCAGGTCATTAGCCTGCACCTGCTGTCATTAAGCCATTATCAATGTTTGTATCGCCAACAATGCCCGAAGATGAAACCCCGTTTACATGTGCCTGACCTTTTTGATTCAATGTGAGATTCACATCAACCTTTGAATGGGTAATATCATAAAGCCAGCTGCCAAGCCGACCACCAATAAGAGCCTTCTCAATGGCAGAGCCAAGCTCATAAGCAGTAAAGCCTGTGGCAGCAACTGCACCAACAGGACCTAACGCGCCAAGACCCCTTGCTGCCGTGCGAGTCAAAGCCCCCGCAGCCGTCTTTTTAAGTGCCGCACGTGAGCCTTCTCGCGCCAATGCCCTGGCACCACGGCGACTGCCTTTGTAAATTTTACGACCTGCATAAGCTGCACCGCCTGCCAATGCCACCTCGCCCAATGCTTCCATCACATTGTTTGATCCCAGGGCGTTTAGTGTATCCGCCATTTTTTGGATAGGTTCAGTAAGTTTTGCGTTAGCAAAGCTCGACCATGCTGTGTATAGATTGCGCATAGCTCCCGCCGCATCATTTGCAGCACGCGCTGAATCTTGCGTGGTTGCTGTACCATCACCTTGAATTTTCATGAACTTTTTAAGCGAATCGATGGTTCCCGTTCTCTGAAATTCCGATGATGCCGCATTGAATGCGCGCATGGCTTCGGCATCGAATATTTGCGAAAGAACTGTTTTCTTGCCTTTTGTTTTGGCAATAATTTCAACCATCAACTCATTGATGGGTCGTAAGATTTCCTTGCCTTCTTTCAGAGCTTTAACATCAAATACTTGAATACCACCAGCCTGCAACAGCTTGGCTTTTGAACTATTTCCCAAGGTTCGCAACACAGCTTCAAACGATGATGCCGCCATTTCCGATGAGCCTGTACCCATACGAATCACCTGCAAAGCTGCGCCCATCTCTTTCAACGCTTGTGTGCCTGTTCTACCCATGGATGTGTATGCTGTAATAACGCGAGGACCCAATGCAGCAAGGTTTTCCAGTGTAAAAGCGCCTTCTTTACCCTGCACATTCATCGTGTCTAATGATTTTAGAACTTCTTGCGGGGCTGTGATGCCCATCTTTTGAAACTCGGCAAGAATCTCACCAATAGCCCCGCCTGACGCGCCCGTTGCCTGAATCGCTAAACCAATATTGCGAATGTTGTCGCGGGCAAAATCAAGGTCTCCCGTTTTTTCAACAATTGACTCAATAGCAGATGTTATTTCAGATGGGTCAACGCGAATCGCTGGCGCTTGTGCTATATCATAGATTTCTTTTTTTAAGGCATTCATCGATTCAACAGGTTTTTTTGATTGAATACCCAGCCGTGTGAATCGCCGCTGTAAATCAACCACCTGCTTGCTCGCAACTGCCAAGCCTCCACCTGTCAGCATGGCAGCATAACGATTACCCATGCGATCAATGCCACGCCCAAGCCTTCGCGCTGAACGGTGCATCATATTCATATCACGAATAGAGCTGCGACTCATACGATGCATCGCACGCGAATAACGCTTCGCCTTGGCTTCAAGGTTTCCCGCTAAATCAATAGTGACAGAAGTGCGCATATTCATTGGCTCGGTGTTAGCTCCTTGATTATTTTCATCAACCTGCTGAATCGCAGGTTTTCAACCTCATATCTCGACCAGTGCAATCTAGCTGAGATGCTTGGTGTTATGTCCGTCAACGCCCTCGCCAGAGGGATCATCTCGCCCCCGATTATTCACTGCCTCCGCAACCGCATCGTCCAATTCGTCAGCTTTACCCTGCAATAATGCCAAATCCTCTTCACACAACATGCCCAACATATTCACGCTGATCGGTGCAGGAATATCGCCAATACTCTCGATTTGACGTGTCAGTAATTCAATACCCATACGTGCAGGGCTTTTCACAAGCATGGGGCCATCAACTGTTTGCACTAACTTTTCGGCTGATTCAGATGCGGCAATAATGTCGCCAGCTGTTAGCTCGCGAAGAACTGCAAGGGTCTGAGCTTGTTCTTCAAGCTTGAGACCCTTGCTTAATTGAACTTCAACCTTTGCCATCAGGCTTTCACCTCATCACAAGAAATAGCGACAAACTTGGCTTTGATTTCACCGCCCGAAAGCGTTGGCGGTTCAGAGCACCACGCCTGCCGCAACACATGAAACGAGCCATCATCGCCTTCAAATGAAATGTCTTCATCAACAATATCGGCAATGGCTTTAACGCTGATGCCTGCTTTTTTTGTAAATGTGGCATCAATGGATGGTGCGGAAGGTGTTTCGGTATAACCCGCCACACCCTGATCATCTTCCACCGCATCACGCTTCATGCCGCCATAATCCAAAGATGCGCCCTGTTTCGAGCGCACAATGCCCATCGATGGAATAGTGATAGAAATCTTA